ACCAGTCACCATTCTCATCAGATGAATAGCTGTCATCTTCAAGTGCTGCGATTAGCTTTTCATCTCTAGCCCAGAATCGGTTCGTTGGGACAGCTTTATCGTTTCCGATAAAAACAAGCCCGTATCTCCGCGCCATCTCTAGACAATACAAGAAGCTATCAGCTAAATCGGGAGAGAAGCCCGTTCGCCCCTTGTAGTCATCTTTAGTCTCTACCGAAATCTTTTTAGATTTGAGTTTGTATCTACGGATGCAAAGCTCCCGCGCCAATGCGCCAGCGGATTCAACTCCATAGATGACCCGGCTCTTAAAACCATGATAAGCTGAGTACCAGTACTCTGATACTAAACGATCATAAACTTCATTACACGGGCGTTTATCAACCTCTGCTGCCATACGTTCAGTTGGCTTGCCCATAGAAGATATAAGAACAATAGAATGACCACTTGTATCAAACTTCAACCACTCGCGTATAATTGCCTGACCAACTCGACCACCATCACCCGAAACGTCCATTCCAAACTTCTGTGGTTGGACATTGTATGTCCTACACTTCTCAACAACGTCTTTAGCTAATCCAACCTCAAATTCAGCCGCCTCCCGCGCCGATAACTGAATGACATCTTGTTTTTCTAGCCACATCACTTTATTGCGAGTCCCGCGAATGTACCCTAGTTTAGCTACCGTCAGTACGCACCTATCTCCACCAACCGTAAATGCTGTATCGAACCCTGCTACTTTAGTGAATCCCTCTGCATCCCAGATTGGTTCTATATTTGTTTCAGCGTTACGGATCAGATCAGCGGTGAGGATGGTCTGGGCGAATCCAGACTTCGGCCACCAGCCAATAGCGTTACGAACGTAGTCGATAGCATTCTCGTCTCCATAACATTGTTTGAGCATGATCTCCTGCTTCTTTCGATCCATCAAGAAAGGGAAAGGTGAAGGCTCATGTATAGGAGCTTGAAAGTTAGGAGACCTCATTCCATTGTAGAACAAGCAAACGCCAGTTTCAGTCTCCCACCTATCCATTTCTGGACTGACTACATCGAAGTTAGATGCGCCTTTAGGCATAGCCCAGCGAGTATGAGGGTTGTCACCAGCGGATGGGTTTCCGATACCAATAAAGACTACGTCATTGTTAGCTGATAAGTTAACACGGGCAGTTATCGCGCCTAGCTCCATTTCTGGCAACTCATCAAGGGCTAGTCTAACCCGGTCATTCTTACGACCACGGGTAGTATCAATAGCCTTCTGACCCTCATTACCAGACTGGAATGCAAGAGCCTTGATGGCATTACGATAATCCTTATCCTCATCATTCGATCCACCACCCCAAACAATCATGTGGCGATAATCAATGAGTTTACCAAACTGGACGGCAGCGGACTTCCATAGCTTAGAGATGATACCCCAGATACGATCTTCGGACGCACCAAGAGTAGTGGTAGCAACCCAAGACGAGGTGCAATGTGGAGCGGAACACCAGTCAAGGTAGACCCAAAGACCAACTGGAAACGACTTTCCCATCGAGGCCGCGCCAGCTAAACAGATGTCATCATTATTGCAGAGTTCTTCCAGAGTTCTCAACAACTGAGTATTCGTATAACCTCGATTGACAATACAAACTTCAGTAGGCCATTGGAGTTTAACTGCCTTTAAGAAATGCTCGTATGGAGTAAGCAATTTAAAATCTGAAAGATTTATATTGTGCTTATTGCAGTAATCTCTTCCGTATTCACCCTTGCTAATAGCGTAGCAGTATAGCTCTATACCTAGCTCATCCATGTTCTCAGGGAATTTAATACCGTACTTTTGGATGCCTGTGTTTCCAGAAAAAATTCTTGACATATCAATAATAAAATATATTTTCCAACTAAAGGCAAGATGAAACTCAAAAATAGAAACCTATCTCCAGTCGGCGGGTGGTACTACAAATACGAGATCAAACGTAATAATCTCACCTTCCCAGCCGTAGTCTATGGAAGCACATGGAGCAACTTAATTTCAAACATTCAAAAAGATTGTCGATCCAATGGAGTTGAAGTTCCAGAAAACATTGAGCAACTTGTCGAAGATCAAATTTGCGAACGCCAGCCAAGTGATCGTTGCTGGTATGCTGATGGACTTGGAGACAGAATCGCGCAAGCAATCCACACTGTAGCTGCGGTTACAGACAGGGTACTTGGCACTAAACTAGAACACAAAGCAAGGGGATGTTCTTCTTGCAATCGACGCAGGAATGCGCTTAACTCGTTATCGTAAACGATAAAATATTATGCTCTCAATAGGAAACGACAACTTCTCACTTGCAACCCTAGACGAAAACGGCAAGCCACCAGCAACCCGCATATCCAATGCCGACCACGCTTGGAACATAGCTAACAACTTGAGGCAAGCCAATGTAGGCAGGGAAAACAAACGCTTGCGAATCTACAAAGCCTATAAAATGTTCCCACCTACAGGGTACAGCAAGATTGCTGAAAAGAAACTACCTTGGCAATCGGACGTTAACTACGGACAACTAGGATTTATCGTCGATAACCAGAAATCCAGTTACTACGATGTCATTACGGAGCGTCAAGCTTGTTGCACAATCAAAAGTAAATTCGGCAACGAAAAAGAACGCCTTGTAAACTCTGAGAATATCTCAACGGCATTTGACCAAGCAATCCGCGAATGGCCCGGCTACCTCTATAATACAGAACAAGACCTAGAGGAAATGCTTCTGTACGGAAAAGGTATCGGAATGTGGGATAGTCCACTAGGATGGATGCCAGAACACGTTTTCCTTTCTGACCTTCTCTTCCCAGATGATATTCGTATCGACTTTTGCAATCTTGAGGAATTTGTGCGCCGTGTCCGCCTAACTCCTTACGAACTTTACAAAAAGATTGAGAACCGCAAAGCCGCTGAAGCAATGGGCTGGAACGTAGATGCCGCTATCGACGCTATCCGCTTCCACCGATCATTCAGTAACCACAGGAAGACCCGTGAAGACTTCTTCCGCACAATCAGCGAAGCAGGATTCAACTGGAGCCTTTCGGTCAACCAGAAGATTGATCTCTATGAGGTGTACTGGAGAGAGTTTGATGGTACGATCTCGAAAGCAATCATCCTACAGGACTACCAACCTATCGCCCAGTACATCAACTCCAACTTTAAGGGTTCTGGTAAACTGAGTGAAGAAGATGTTCGTAGTGAGCATGGATTTATGATGTTGAAGATCGGTGCATATAACTCATGGGATGAGATTCTTTATATGCTTACTGATTCGGTTGGTTCTGGTCTTTTCCAAGACATCAAGAGCCAAGCGGAATCGGCATTCGTTGCTTGCCGTCAGTATGACTTCACAATGAACGGATTGGTTGATGCTGTTCGACTTAACTCGATGCTGATGATCGAAGGTCAAGGCCCAGACTCTACCAAGATGTTAAAGCAAATGGAGTGGCTACCAATCTCGGTAATGCCAGATGGAGCGAAGTTCATCCAGAACCGCTTCCAACTCCCAGTAGCAGAGAGCATGGGATTCATGCAATTCTTCATGGGTGATCTCTATCGCGGGATGGGGCAGTACCGCATCAACGCTCCTACGAGCGGGGGGAAACAACGAACCAAAGGCGAAGCAGAACTAGATGCCGCTGAGTCCGCTAAACTATCTGGAACTCAGATTCGTCGATTCAACGAGTGCCAAACATTGTTCTTCAAGCAACTCTACAAGCGTTTTTTAAACTGCAAGTCCAGCGACGATGGGTATGAATACAACAGGAAGTTCTATGAAATCCTAGAGGAAATGGGAACTCCTAAAGAAGCCGCGCAATTCAAGAACATTACTAGCATCCGTTCTAACCTTATCAATGGAGCCGGTAGTCCTAGCTTCAAGCTCATCACCGCTGAAAAACTATTGCAGATCACAGCTATTACCCCAGCAAACGAAGGTCAAGAGAACGCAGTTAAGGACGCTATTGCCGCACTCTCTGGGCGTGACAATGTAGCTAGGTATCGTAATACTAAGCCAAGTAAGATTGACGATACAATGCGAATCATTGGGTTTGAGAACGCTGGCATGACGGATGTATTCGTTAACCCAGCAAACTTCCCAGTACTACCAACCGATCCACACGTTGAACACGTCTCTGGTCACTTGCAAGATATGATGATGCAGATTCAAACGAGTATGCAGATGGTTCAAGGCGGTCAACCAGACGTTAACGAACTTGCTAAAACTGTACGTTCTGTGCAATTCAAAGGCGGTCACATCATGGCGCACGTTGGATTCATCCAGAAAGACCCATCCAAACAAGATTTCCTCAAGCAATTCATGCAAGGGATGCAACAGGCTCAAGGTGCAGCAGACGAAATCGCTGGCGTATACCAAGAGATGGCACAAGCCCAACAAGGCAAACAATCTTCGGAAGAAGAACTCAAGCTCCAGTACCTCGCTGCCAAATCTGGTATCGAGATCGACACCAAGAAGAAACTTGCGGACATCTCCGTTGGCAAGGCTGCTATCAGTCACGCTCAACGCACAGAGCAACGCAAGGAGCAAGGTATTACACAACTCGCCCTACAGAAAGCCAAAGCCCGTCAAGAAATCCAAAAGGAAAAGGCAAAGATGGCAACTATGCAAGGAGAAGAGGTTGAGACTCCAGAAATAACCGAAGAGGTTGAGATGCAATCCAACATAACACCAATGCAACAATGACCACAGAAAAAGTAAAACTACTATGCGCTGCGATTACAGCACACGAAGATTGGAACAAACTACAAGCATATCTACTGCTAAACGTAACCCCACCAGAAGGAGTAACCACGCTGATTCATGCAATCAAAACTATTGATGCTATTGGAACAGAGGAACAAGGAGAGTTTAAAAAAGCAAAGTCTTCTCCAAGAAATAAAGAGACAAAAGATAGCTCAGTTGACCCAGACCTTGACGAAAACTAATTTATGGCAGACACAAACGACACAGCAGAAGTAATCAAGGAGCTACAGGGGAAACCCCAAGTTCCTATTAAGGGCAACACATCTGACTTCTTAAAGAAGTTCAGTCAACAACAAAGCGACGAGGGTAAACCTAGCGCAACCAACATGGGTGATCCAATGCTAGGTCTTAGAAAGAATAATGAAGAAGAACAAGAACACACAGGAATTACTGAATCCGAAATTACGTCTGACAGATCAAGCAAGAAAAAAGGATTCGTTGAAAGGCAAATCGAAGAGAACCGAAAGCTCAAAGAAGAACTCGAAAAGTACAAGCGTGACGAAGTTCCAAAGTTTGAAACCAAAATCCAAGAGCTTGAGCAACTTATCTCAGAAGCAAAGTCCACAAAAGAAACAAACCACTACCAACAGCAACTCAACAAAGCAAACGAAGAAAAGCTCGACGTTGAACACGCCTTGTCAAAGCAAATCCAAGAACTCAGAGGTAAACTGGACTTTCACGACATTGCCAGCAACCCCGACTTCCAAAAGAACTACATTGAACCTCTTAAAAGCACTTACGAATCTGCGAGACAATTGCTGGGGAATGATCCAACGCTTGTTTCAACCTTCTCCCGTGCTGTCAACGCAAACGCCGCTATTTACAATTCCCAAACAGAAGCGGACAGGCAAGCTGCGGAATCGGACAGGGATCAAGCATTCGACGAAATCACAAACTCACTCTCGCAATTCAAACAGTACCAATTCGCAGAGCAAGTCAACAACTTCATCAAAGCCGCAAAAAGCCACAATGCCGCCCTTGCCAACTTTGAGCAGACTAAAAAGACCATAATCGAAACGTCTAAGCAACGTGAGCAAGAGGGGCGTAATAAGTTCCTTAATACATGGCGCGATAGTTATAAGACCACCCAGCAAGAGATAGACGGCGCAACTTCAGAATCAGATGAAGTTTCTGAGTACATGAAGGAAAAGGGAATCAAGTATGACTTGAGCCGGGATGAAGCAATCGCACTTTCGGCAACCCAACAATCGAATGAGGAAGCATCCGTAGAGGATATGAACCGACTCATTCACCAAGGGCGCAACTATCAAAAGCTACAAGCCCAAATCAAAGCATACAAAGAAATGGTAAAAGAGAAGAACGAGTATATCGAACAACTCAAGGGATCATCTCGCATTTCTGCTTCGCCAAAGACTTCTGATTCTCCATCACAACGGATGAGTATGTCGGAGGGACTGGCGGCAAAGTTGGCACGATTCGGGCCGCGCACTGCATAGCCCAATAATCCGTAATAGTGGAAAGGTGGAAGACTTAAAAAATCTTCCACCTTTTTATTTTTTCGCTTGACATGATATAGAATATTCTTATCTTTCAATCAAACGGGATATCCGACATTATCGTTTACGATAACATTAGGGATTCAGTCTCACCCAGACTGGCGAGTAACATCACTCGCATGAAAAGATGTTTCTGGACTGCTCTCGCAAGAGAGATTCGGGGTTGAATCCAGCCGAAGAAAACAAAGCACTCGCTTTGACATTCTTCGGACTTGTCATGGGTGCAACAACCAAACCAACTAAACCAAACAAATAAACAAAATGTCAGATCAACTATACTTCAATAGCTGTGCTGAAATTGATTCTTTCTTTCGTGAAGGCCGCGAATATTTCAACGACCTTTATGTGAAGAAACTTGTCACTAACAGTGCATATTTCACACGTTTTGAGGAGCAAGCATGGCCTCTTAACCACACAACTGAACAGAAAGCATTCCGCTTTGGACGTGGGTTCCACGATCCTTGCAGCCCTTTCCGTCAGATCACAGACACCTACTGCGAGACTGATTCTTGCGACAGCAAACCCGAAGTGATTCAACGCCCCGGCACTGAGTCCTATACTTTCGAGTTGCTCCGTAAGGAAATGACTACTGATTGGATTTGCGTTGAGAGCTTGCTCTATCGCTTGTTCCCTGCTGAAGAGATTCTTCAGTTTGAAGAGTCCAATGCTCGTATCACCAAGAATGTTCACGAAGAGTTCCTTCGTTCCAACTACATCGGTGGTTCTGGACACAAATGGATGGGTATCACTACTGATGACGGTACTTATTGCGGCCTCGTTGACGATGGCGCATGGTTCGTTCCAGAGCATACTCTCAACAACGAAGCTGGTTACGACCTCTGCGCCCTTCGCGTTAAGATCGCCGCCGCTGACCTTGGCAAGATTGCTTATCTCTCGCTTGATATGCTCGACGATGCACTCGTTGACCTCCAAGACGAAGATGACGCTTTCCGCCTTGATCTCCAAGACGCAACAGGTCAACCTTTGCTCGACATCGTTATCCCTGACCCACAAGTTGGACGTGCGCTTTACTTCCAAGCGAAACGCAACAATGGTTACTGGGATGCAAACACCGATTTCGACGAGCGTCTTACCCGTCTGAAACTCGGCATCAATCGTATCATTGGCGACTACGCCTTCGGTTACGATATCAACTCCGCTCGATTCAACGCTGACACGGCATTCAATGCTAGTCTCCCTACGTTCAGCGAAGGAAATCCAGCCTCATGGCCTCGCCTCGTTCGTGTTCCTCGCTACATCAAGACTGTTCTTGAGCAAGGATGCGCTTACATTCCTAACAAGGCTTATCGCACTGCCGACTTCGGTATCTCGGTAGCTATGGTTAACAAAGCCATGTGCAAATGGACAATGCCTTCCAATAGTGGATACGGCCAAGCCCAACAAATGACCCAGAACTACGCTGGCGATTGGGATTGGAAGAACCCAGATTGGGAGTGCAACCGCTGGCGTAAAACGGGCTTCTATCAAGCCCAGTTCCGTCTTGCCGCACAGGTTAAAGACCCAACCATCATGCATAGCTTCTTGCATCGACTACCAAGAAGCAAGAACCTCTACGGTTCCTGCTGCGAAGTGCAGACCTATATCGTTCCTGAGAACAATCAGGATTGCTATAGCTGCGCTGGTGTAGGTGACATTGTTGTGCCTTCCTAAGTTAAACAGGGGAGGGGCGAAAGCCTCTCCCCACAACCTTAAATAAAATATAATATGTCTAATTCACGACCTCTCGCTTATGATCGGGTTAATCTTTTTGGCCCGATTGCCGTAAACCTTCTCGCTACTGGAGACGCTGATCTCTTGGTTCTAAATGACCAAGACACCAAGTTCTTTCCAACTAGCATTGTATTGGAGACTGCCTATGCTCGCGGAACCACTGCTACCGATCCAATTGTGATCGTTGACAACGGAACCACTGGCGAAAACATCACAGCTTCACTCACCGTCACTGACGCTCTTGATAACCAAGGCCGCTACAATCCTCTTGCGATTGCCGCTAACCCTTACGTTATCACTGGCACTGGCAAACTCCGTTTGCTCAAATCAACTGTTGGTGCTGGTCAAGCTACCGCAACTCGTTCCCGTACTTCGGGCGTTGCTACAATCGTTACTGCTGCCGTTCATGGTTTTGCCACGGGCGACACAATCACGATTGGCAGCATGACCGACACTACGTTCAATGACGTTCAAGCTGAAATCACCGTCACTAGCACAACTGCATTCACCTACGAAAACGCTGGTGTGGATGTTGTTTCTGGTGCAGATACCGCCGGACGTGTTGGCGCACTTTATGTGAACGCCTACGTTGTTGGTATCTACTACTAACCCATTCCCCATTATTGGGTGGGGAGGTCTTTAACCCTCCCTGCCCATAACCTTTTCTAAAACTATGGCTTGCTTTACATCTTTACCTTACCACAATAAATTCTATCCACTTCTGATTACGGTTTCGGCGGCGGCTGGCATTACTCCAATTTCTTTCGGTTGCTTTGATGCAGCCAGCGATGCCTCTAGGCTTTATCAATTTTATCTGGCATTTGCTACAATCGGCTCACTTACTCCTGTATCTGAAAACTGCTTTGTACAAACAACGGAAGACCAGCAACTCTTTGTTCTTAACGAAGCAGTAGATGCCGCTTTAATTGTCCGATAATTATCGTTAACGATAACAATCCTATGGCACTATCACAACCCTGCTTTACTGATCTAGCATTAGATCAACAGCTTTATAATATCTACAAAGCCACACTTCAAGTTGGAGAATTTGAAGTTGGATTGCACGATCAAATTGATTATACTTACTTTGGTGCTACAAATAACAAAGACACAGAACAATATCTGTTAGGTGGCAATGTTGTATCTACAATAACATACGTTTATTTTACAATGCCTCCAACTGTAAACGATGCAAATATAGCTACAAAATCAATTGCATACCCATAACTGAAACAAAAACATGAATATTAATCCAATGAGTCACGGAATATTTGGAACTGCCATCTCGACTACAGGATTTATAGTATCAATGTTACCAGAAATCGAAGCGTCAATTCGACTGACAGGCGGAGTAATCTCTATTATTGCTGGTATCCTAACTTGCATTTATATGGCTAAACAAATAAACAAAAAATGAAACCAAAAAAAATAGCAGTAGGAATGATAGTATTATCATTTATCGGTTTGGGCATGGCATTCCTAACGGGATGTTCAGTACTTGGGCAGCCAAACGTGTGTGTCGAAACGCAATACGGCAAGTTCTGTTATGAACTGCCAGAAATTAAAGGACTTAAAAAATGAAAAACCTATTAACTACATTACTCGAAAAGCTGAGTGAGAACTCCACATGGCGTGGACTGATCTTAATTGCTACGGCAGTTGGAGTTAACATGGACACAGACCTCCAAGAAGCAATCCTAGTCGCAGGATTAGGACTTGTGGGACTCATCAACGTCATCCGTAAAGGCTAATGGTTCCAAACTCCAGACCGCAACAGGCGAAAGAAAAGACTTTGGCTATGGTCATCAAGTCTGGAATTGTGGATCGTGTTGCTTTGGTTGGAATCCGTGGGTACTACATGGATACTATGGGAGTTAAAGGAAAGAACGACAGAGGTATCTACGACGATGCGATCATACTTTTATCTCCAAGCGTCCATGCTACGTTTAACGCTAACACTGATCCG